CCTGATGTACCAAGAGTTCCCGCCCACAGAAGACTACGCTTTTGTGATGACCGGCACTTCCTTCTTCTCCAACAGCCGCTGCACCGACGCTGCCAAAGTGGCCAAGAAACTTGTTCCGGAATGTTACCGGTACATCTTTGGGCAGAACTTCCAAGACACACAGGTGATGCGCTCCACCGAGAGACTGGGCACACTGAGGATTTGGGAAGAGCCTGTAGACGGCGCTTACTACGTCATCGGGGCAGATCCTGCCTACGGGTCGTCAGACTGGGCCGATCGTTTTGTCATACAAGTCTACAGGTGCTACGCCGACGGTCTTGACCAAGTGGCCGAGTTTGCAACAGCTGACCTCAACACCTATCAGTTTGCGTGGGTGATCGCTCACTTGGCTGGCGCTTACAAGAACTCCACCATGAACTTGGAAGTTAACGGCCCTGGCCAAAACGTCATTGCTGAGATACGCCGCATCCGCGCACAGGCCACTGCCACCAACGGCCAGATGGGCAAAGACTTGCGGGATGTGCTCGGCAGTATGCAAAACTACATCTGGCGCAAGATGGACAACATGGGCGGGCTGTCCAACAGCATCGGCTTCATGACCACCCACCAAACAAAAGAACGCATGTTGAACTACATGAAAGACTTCTTTGAGCGCGGCATGATGAACATCTACAGCATGGACTTGCTGGAAGAGATGAAGACGGTTGTGCGTGAAGACGGATTCTTGGGCGCACCTGGTCGCAGCAAGGACGACAGAGTGATTGCGTCTGCTTTGGCTGTTGTGGCGTGGGCAGAGCAGGTCCAACCTCGGTTGATCACCAACTACATCACACGGGAAAAGCAAGCCAAAGAGGCCATGCTGCCAGACGGAGACCGGTATGTAGGCAAGGTTGCGGCCAACTATTTGCACAAGATAGGACTTTTGCAATGACATTGACCAAGATAGAACTCAAAAGGCAGATCAAGAAGTTCTTGCAAGACCCCAACAGAGGCATATCACAGCGCATGTTTGCCCAGTTGTGCGGCATCAACATGGAACATATGCGGGATGTTTTCCTGTATGAGACCGTTCCGCTGACAGAAATGATCCAAACCAGGGTCAACAAAGGCTACGATTCTTGGAAAAAGGGGATTGTCAGGACCATGAAAGGCCGCGACAACAAACATTTTGTGGATTACAGGAAAGAACCCAAGCCTGTAATGGCCCCAAGTTACGGCTTGCAAATCAAAAATGGACAAATTGCAATGCGTGTTGGCATGGTCAACCAGCACGATTATTCTCAACGCGACCTTATAGGGGATAAAAATGGCAGTCTTACATGATTACAAGTGCTTGGCACACGGATACTTTGAAGCCTGGGAGCCTCGCTGCCCCAAAGGTTGCGACGGTGAAGCCGTGGTCCAAGTCTTCTTGCAAGCAGTTGGCCTACGCTCTGATAGCACAAAACATGCCGACAGTACGCTAAAAGGCTTGGCCAGCGAGTACGGAATGTCTGACATTCAGTCTGTCAGGGAAGGTGAAGCGCAACCAGCTCGTTTTGGTCAACAAAAGCAGCAAAACCCATATGCAGTCCAGTGGGCCAGCCCAAGCGCAATCTCTGGTTACAACACCGCGCCCATCCGTGACGAATCGACCAACGGCTTACAATTGGCCAGGGAAACGGGTAAGATTGATCAACTGCGTCCGTCAATCGTGCAACACGATCACGAAAACCTATCCATTCAAAAGTGACCTGACATATGCGTATACCAAATGGCGATGAAGAAAGAGAGTCGTTCTACATCGACTTGATGAACAAGTGTTTGGTATCCGTAGAACAGCGCAAGATTCAGTACGACAAGCTGAAGTGCTTCTTTATGTTTGGAGCATCACCTGATGATCCTCCTGCGCTGTACAACAAGATCGCCCCACACATTGATCAACTGAATTCGTTTTTGTACTCGTCAGAGACAACACGTTTCAGCATCAACATCGGGGCGTCCGTCAACAAGTCAGAACACACCAAGATTCCAGTGCTGACCCGTGCGCTCAACGATGAGTGGCTAAACAGCAACACTGACCAAGTTTTCTCCACGGCCATCAACTGGTCGCTGGTCTACAACTCCACCTTTGTCAAAGTGGTTGTTGGCAAGCAAGGCAGCATCCATCCTTATGTGATTGAGCCAGCAACGATCGGTGTGTTGCGCGAAGACCGTCCGTACACGGATCGTCAAGAGGCGTTGTGTCACAAGTACTACATGACCAAGAGTGAGTTGTACACCCGCCTGTACAGCCACCCTCAGCGCGAGAGCATTTTGCGTCGTGTGTTTGAAGCGCCCAAGCCTGTGGACGAAGCGCCCAACGCAATGAACCGCTTGGCGTTTTCTCAGACGCAACCAACCATAACCGGCAACGTGGCGCTGTCTTTGGACAGCATGACCCGCTACCAGGCTTTGGTTGGCGAGCAAGTTGTTGAGATGGTAGAACTGTGGTGCTGGAACGATGACACCAGCGACTACCAAGTTGTGACGATCGCCAACCCAGACGTTGTGATCTACGACAGATCCGGTGAGAGCATGTTCCTAAAAGGCGAATGTCCTTTTGTTCAAATTTCTCCCAACCCTCTGTACGATTATTTCTGGGGTCAGTCAGAAGTTGAAAAGCTGATCTACCTGCAAGAACTCAGGACCAAGCGTGTGGGTGAGATCTCCATGCTGTTGGCCAAGCAGGTTAACCCGCCAAAAGCATTCAGTGGATTCATGGGGATTACCGATGAAAAAGCCTTTGCTCTCAACAGTCCCAGCAGCTTCATCTTGTCAGACACGCCAGGTGGCAAAGTGGAAGAACTTGCCCCCAAAATGCCGGAAGACTTGTTCAAAGAAATTGCCGAGATAGATGCAATGTTTGCAGAAGCCTCTGGCATATCTTCCGTCTTGCAAGGCCGTGGCGAGACAGGTGTGCGCTCTGCTGGCCACGCATCTCAGCTGGCGCGACTGGGTTCTAGCCGTGCCAAGAAACGCGCACTGATCATTGAAGACAGCTTGGAAAAGTTGGCCACACTGTATCTCAAACTCATGCAGGCGTATGACGACACAACATTTGTAGATGAAAACGGGATGCCTTTTGTTGCCGAACAATTTACCGGTGACTATGTTGTCAAGGTAGATGCACACAGCAACTCGCCCATCTTCATGGAAGACAGCCGCGACCTGGCGTTCAAGTTGTTTGAGGCACAAGTCATTGACAAGAAACGCCTGATTGACTTGGTCGATCCTCCAATGAAACAATTGCTCAAAGACGATTTGGAGAAGGCTGAGAAGAAGGCGGCGCAGCAGCCTCCACAACAGCAAGCTCCACAAAAACCTCCCGCAAAGGAAAAATGATGGCAGACAGTTTTACTCGCGGGGTGAACAACCCTAACAATTCGCCCAGATACAGTGGCGAAAAAAATGTTGCACGTACAAGTGGAATGTCGTATAAACGCAGTAATTTGAGCGGTCAAACAAAAAGAGATAATCGCTCAAGCAAGAGATAAAAGGATTTGGGTGAAACCAAATAGGGTATGGCTGCATTCCCTTTTAAATGTGGCCGCTGTTTAGGAGTCATAATCATGGCACGTAAAGCACGCAAAGCCCATCGTAAATCTAAGCGCAAGTAATCAACCGCAAGGTTGAGACTGCGTTTAATTACGAAGCCAGCATTGGCAGTTGGCTGTACACTTAACTGCCGCTTATTAAAGGAAGTATGTATGGCGATGGACAAAATGATGGAATTGATTCAGCAAGGGCAAGCGCCTGAGAATACTGATATTCCCTCTCCCGATGCTGCTGGCGCAGGTCCGGATTCGTCTACACCTCCTATGGCCTCGCCCATGTCTACCCCAGAACCAAAGATGGGAAGCAAAGCGGCGGCTAACATCAATATCCAAATGGCAATGGATTTGCTTGAGCAGTCCCTTCCAGCATTGGGTAGTGAATCAGAAGAAGGCCAGCAGATCATGAAGTCGCTGGCTTCTTTACATAAAATGTTCGGCAAGCGCGAATCCAAAAACCGCGAACTCATGCCAGCAGAAATTTTGCAGATGATTCAAACCCTGCCACAAGCAGGTGGTGCGTCACCAGAGCAAAGAAGCATTGCCCAAGCACCTGTGCCTGGGATGCAACAACCTCCACTTCCTATGTAAGGACACATCATGGATATTTTGAAGCCCCGTGGCTCTTTGCCTATCCGCAAACCCACCGACAACAACATGCAACACGGCCAAGTGTTTAACCCACCACGCTACTCTGAGTTTGGTGGCGGCAAAGATGGCACTGCCATTGCTGGCCAAATGTACAAAAACAAAATGACGCTTGAGAAACCAGGCGGCACAAAGAAGGTTGTCTAATCATGAGAACCTCCAAAAGTTTTTCTATGCCTAAGCGCGTTTC